AAGTAATTATAGATTATTATAGAGTTATTATAGAGTATTATAGCGTAATTATAAAGTAATTATAAAGTAATTATAGTGTAATTATAAAGTAATTATAGAGTATTATAGAGTATTATAGAGTAATTATAGAGTAGTATAGTGTAATTATAGAGTATTATAGATTATTATAGATTATTATAGAGTATTATAAAGTATTATAGAGTATTATAGAGTAGTATAGAGTATTATAGAGTAATTATAGTGTAATTATAAAGTATTATAGCGTAATTATAGAGTATTATAGCGTAATTATAGAGTATTATAAAGTATTATAGTGTAATTATACAGTATTATAGATTATTATAAAGTATTATAAAGTATTATAGTGTAATTATACAGTATTATAGATTATTATAGATTATTATAGAGTAATTATAAAGTATTATAGTGTAATTATAAAGTATTATAGTGTAATTATAAAGTATTATAGAGTAATTATAGCGTAATTATAGTGTAATTATAAAGTATTATAGATTATTATAAAGTATTATAGATTATTATAGAGTATTATAGCGTAATTATAGTGTAATTATAAAGTATTATAAAGTATTATAAAGTATTATAAAGTATTATAGATTATTATAAAGTATTATAGATTATTATAGAGTAATTATAGATTATTATAGAGTATTATAGCGTAATTATAGTGTAATTATAAAGTATTATAAAGTATTATAAAGTATTATAGAGTATTATAGATTATTATAGATTATTATAGATTATTATAAATAAACTTACAATCATTTAAATATAATAATATTTCTTTATATCATTTTAAACCTTCTTAATATTTTAATACCACTAGATACTAACTCAATTATACTATATAAAAATATAATACCTAGTATTAAAAATAAAATATTATTTACAATATCATTCATTTATATTAAGAATATATGAAAAGTAAAAAAGATCTTAAAATTACAATTCCTAACGTTGATATTGATAGCTTACATTATTCAATTTTTAAATATGAGACAGTTCCTATGATGAAGAATCAATATAAAAATAAAACAAACGATGAATTACATATTATTTATAATAAATTATGGAGTATTGAACGTAATAAGAATCCAATATATAAAATATGATTCATTTTTTATTTTTAGAAAAATACATAGTGTATATGTAATAAAGTGCAATTAAAAATATTATAGCACCTACAATTGTTGATATTATACTAACCGTCATTTGAAATCTGTTATAATTTTTAACATCTTTACAATAATCTGAATCATTATTTGCATCACATTTAACACCATATTTCATACCATCGCCTATACTAGCTTCACCGCCTGATGTTGCTGTGCTACCACCTAAATAACCTAAACCTCCTGCTATTAATCCTTGAGTTGTAGTATCACTACCAGAAGATCCTCTTGATCCACCTCTTCCACGCATTTTTATTTTAATAAACATATAAAAATGATTACAATATTATATAAATATACAAATCAAAATGTCAATTATTGCTGAAAATCGTATTAATAAAATTTATCAATATATTGAATCTGGTCCTTATACCATAGAATTTAATTTAGAATTTGGTAAAGGCATAGATTCTACTGTTAATCCTAATGATTCACGTATGGATTATACTACTGCTAATAAATTTCTTATTGATGAAGTTGTATTTGATGATGGTGCTAAAAACTATCGTGTCATTGGAACTGAAGCACCTATCGTTTCTAGGATTTCTAATTTGAAAGTTCGTAATACTAATGAACATCCTGATTATACTTACAGTTATGGTATTGGTTTTGCTATAGATAAAGAAGCACCTAAGTATCGTAACAATATTTCTTCAGAACCTTATAATATTGAACGTGATGGTCGTATGTGGCATATTCGTGCTAATAATAGTAATGTTATCAATCTTGATCAAAACGCTCGTGCTAGGTATCAAATGTATCTTAAAAAAGCTAAAAAAGTCGGTGAAGAACTAACTGAAGAAGAAAAAGAATATGGGGTTGAAGAAACTACTGATAATACTGGGTTGTTTTTCATCACTATTATGGTATGTGAAGGTAAAACTTACAAAGAACCGGTAACCCGCTCTATTTCTAAAGGTGCTACTCGTGGTGCTACTCGTGGTGCTACTCGTGGTGGTGATTATGATAATGGACGTGTTGGATATGGTAGTGTTGCTACAACTTCATCATCTGTTAGCACTATGGAATATGTAGATAGTCCTAAACTTGTTATTCCGTTTCGTTTCAAAGTTCTTAAGGATAGTGAGATTACTGCTATTATGGGTTCTAAGGATCTTGCTTCTGCTATGAATGCTGAAGAACTACAAAAAATGTATCAACCTAAAGTATTTTAAGTATTTAATATAGTTTTTTGAAAATCTTTATGTTTAAATCGTAAAGCCTTATCTACATATACAGATAATAATGTATAATCCTTATTTTTATTATTTGAAATATATTGTAATATACAATTAACAATATCTTCTTTTAGTAATTGTTGATCTATTTCTTTGCTATGTATTTCAGCATATTTATTTACTAACTGTTTAGGGTCTTCCAATCCATCCAAGTAATTTTGAATATAAGTATCCATTATATACTATAATATAAAGATTATATTATTATTATTTTATATATGCCTATTAAAACTGTTACAATTTCTAATGAATTATTTCACGGGTTTTCACGAACTATAAATACTACTAATTTTTCATCATTTAAAGGATTAGGATACTATATGAAAACACAACTAATAGCACACTTGGAACTTGCAAATCTTGAATTATTGGTAATTAAAGCAAAAGAACTTGATTTACATTCTCACGATTTTAACTTTTATGCTGAATTGGTTGATAGTAATATAGATAATATTTTTTTATGCCATCACTAAATAAAATGAGTGAAGACAATATCATTTACATTGTAAGACTTATATGTCTAATCTTTTTATTAGTTGTTCTATTTTATCAACAAGATATTAATCATAAAATTAAAGAACCTATTATTCAAATCATAATTGCACTTATAGTTATCTTTGTATTCATCTTTATTGATCCATTATCTGGTTTTTTTATTGCTTGTACTGTATTTGTAATTTACTATAAGTTTTATGTTAAAACTGATATGAATTTAGCACCAAAAGATACTAAATATAAAAAAAATAGTATTCCATATGGAAGTTATATTACTGCAGATCATTTAAATATGGCGCAAAATAACACTATTGAACAACCTTCTGAATTTGAAGTTAGTAAAATGCAAATATTTAATAATCCAAATCCTGGACAAATTATGCCTGGTTATGAAAAACCTTTTAATGATTATTGATAATTTTGCTGTTGTGAATAAATAACCGGTTGTGGTTGTTGATATACTGGAGATACTGGAGATACATTTGTAAAAAAAGCTTTTATTGTAAAAAATATCGTTATTACTAGTGTTATAAATACTGCGGTTATATCTAATCCTAAATTAACATTATATTCTGATATACTATAATCTGATCTATTTAAAAATGTATATATTAAACTTATGGTTGCATATGTTAAAAATAAAATACCTAGATATCCTATAAATGCTTCATATGATTTATAATATGTATATACTCCTATTATACCAACAACAACTGCTGTAATACATACAATTATAATAACAACTATATCGGTTATTTCGTGTTTTTCACTAAAAATCATACTTTTGTATTATATATAATATTAAATATAATAGCAAATACTTAATATATATCTTATATTCTTCTACATAAGATATATTAATATTTTTAAGTATATCTTCCATTTGATTTGATTGTATTCCTATTATTGCTATGATCATAACAAATGTTAGTATCACTATTTTTTTATCATAGAAAGTATTTATAAAACTACTTTCTGTTTTAACCGGATAATTATATTGTGGTTGTATTGGTTGTTGTATTGGTTGTTGTATTGGTTGTGGTTGTGGTTGTTGTTGTGAAGCACTTTCTGCCATATTACCTAATATTTCTTGGACAATTGGATCTTGAATATCATCATTTGGTTTTACATTGTTTGTTACAAGAATACTATTTATAGGAGTTGTCATTTGATTACTCATTTTACAAAAAATATTTATATTTTTTAAGGTTTATTTAACACACTAAAAGGTTCGTAAATCGGTAATTCTTTACCATTGCATTTTTCAGGTATAGCTTTATTCTTATAACATATACCATTCAATTTATATATTTTACCATCTTCTTTATGTATATTTGGTGATACATATCTTACGCAATTCTTACATACTGGTTTTAATATCATAGCTAATCCTAGACCCAATACAACACTAATAATTATATTTCCTTCTTTTGTATATAACAGTTTATTTATTATCTCTTTCATAATTTCTTTACTAGTATTAAATATTATTATGAATAAGAATTTTATTCTTTTAGCTATCAGTATTTTTATATTTTTTATTGTAATATTTAGTATTATATATATAGCTATTAATAATTCTGGCAATAAAAAAACTACTACTAAAAAAATTAATGAAAATAAATTAGAAAAAGCTATTGAAGAATCTACCGAAATATACGATGAATATTCTGGAAATCCTAATTACAACTTAATAACTGTAGAATATCAAATATTAGGAACATTATCATCACTTGAAGCAGAACCTGAAACTATTATTTTACCATTATATGGCAAAAGAGTTAAATCTTATAGATGGAAATACTATACATTAGTAAATGGTCTTAAAATTGATATAAAAAAAGAAAGAAATAATTCATTAGAATCTTGTATGAAAGAATGTGATACAATTTCAGATGAAGACATTGTTAAAGTTCCGGCTTATACAAATACCGAATTTAAAGCCCAACTTTATGATTACGAACCTCCTTTTTAAGTTCATCTATTTCCTTATATAAATCTTTGAAACATTCCACAAATAAACCTGCTAAATTATTATATAATACTCGCATTTTACCATCGTGTTTTTTTACAATCACTTCTGGTATTACTTTTTCTATTTCTTGTGCTATTAAACCACAATATCTTCTATTATCATTAGTATCATTACGTTGAAATGTATAACCATTTAATTGTTCTACTTTATATCGCACATCCTCCATTTTTTCTAAATTATATTTGTAAGAAATATCTGAATCTGTTGATACATCGTGTGTCGCATATACTGAACCACCTACTGTTAATACATTGCTATTTATACTTTCTAAGGTGAAATCATCTGGATATCCTACTAATAATTTACGTATATGTGTTAGATGTTCTTCAGTATATACATTTGTATCTTTATTTATATTTGAATAGTGTGTAAATCCTTTATCCTTTATATTACTATTATTAGGATTCCCTATAAAAATATTTGGTTTTGAAAATACTTCACTACCTAATGTAGCCCATTCAGTTGTTATAGTTCTATTATGATGATCAGCTGATGGTTTTAAATAATATGCATTATTTGTTACAATATTACAAGAATTATTTGGTAATATTATTTTATAAGAATTTTCTAATGTTAGATTACTACTTAGTGCTATATCCATATACGATGATATATTATAGTCTGCTTCAACATCATAATTAAACGCACATAAACGCACCGTTGAATTTACAATTAAACCATTTATATCTGATATATTACTATCAGTATTATTAATAACATTTGATAAACTCGTTTTATCTATGTTAATACCTACTACACCCGTATGATCTTTACTACTTATTTTATTTTCAACGAGTATTAGAAACTCATTATGATAATCGCTGTTTTTAATATTTTGAAAATTATTTATAACAGATTGCGTATAATACAAATTACTATTCATTAAATGTAATGAATGATACACAGAAGGTGTATTCTTTGATAAACTATAAGTTGCATAATCAACAGCAGGTAATGGAACATCAGTATTAAATAATCCAAATTTTAACATATGGTTTTCAAGCAAATTAGAATCATCTATGTTCTCATTTATATGACATACGGCATATGGTATGGTATCCGCAGTTGCTGTTAATTTATAATAATCTGCAATACTTGGTTGATCTTCATTTATTATCAGTTTTGTGCGAATTTTATCATCCGCATTAAAATAATCATTCCATCTTATACTATTATTTATTGATAAAGTATTTACAATATTAAAATTAATATTATCACCATTATATAATATATTTTTGTTATTTTTCGTATATTCTATATGAAACTTTAAATCTTTAATTATAAAAGGAAATGCTTTCTCTGTAGCGGTTTTAAGAGCAATACGATACCTTGCATATTTTTTATTGCTATTTATAATTTTTACTTCTTTATACTGATTTACTGTTTTTTCATCTGTAAATGTTATATGTTGTATTAATTCCCATCCGTTATCATATCCAATTATGGCAAAATTATTTAAATAATTTTTAGCGGTATATGTGTATAAATCTGGTATAGCATCAATGTCATTTATTCCATATATATTAAAACTATTAATTATATCCTGATAATAATTTTTCAATAAATTATCATAATCTTCAAATTCTATATCATAAAAAGAAACTTGTTTTAATAATACTTTTTCAGGAACTTCATATTCATAATAATCGTAATAATTACTTGAATATTCATTATTACTGTAAATTAATTTTAGTGGTCTACTATTTTCGATTTCTTCAGGATCATCTTTTCGAGATACATAATTTAAATCACTACGACTTGCTTCTTGGGTTTCATTATAAGAATTACCAAATCTAGAACTTATATATAAATTAAGTTTTGCATTTAAATCAAGAAATTGTATTTTTAAATTACAATCAAAAGTCCCTATTGAATACAAACTATTACTATATATTGATTCAACATTTTCTACTGTTCCTGAGGCTCCTTCTCTAAGCACAAAATTAAACGGATGTCTTATATAATACGGTTTATTATTATTATTACTATATGTCAATGTAAAAGCATCATAGTCTGTATTAAAATTAATTGTATATTCTTGATCTTTATTAATTTTTGGTTCATATGATAACATATCAATTACATCATCTTGTATTATTTTACCATCTAAATGTGTAAATTTATCTATATCATTATTCCATTTTAATATATTTGAATTAATATTTATATTTCCTTTTACGTCTAAATTACTTAATATTGTTAGATTAGATGTTATTTCCAAATTATCTACTTTATTCTCTTTACGTATAATACCATTTGAATGTTTCATTAATTTATCAGTATCATCAAGATCTGATAAGTTTAATAAATATTTAATATTTACATTAGAATCATATTCTATTTTAATTTCTGATTCGTCACTATCTTTAAAATAAACATATGGTATATATTTAGTTTCCAAATTTGATCTTATATTTGATCTTATATTCTGTATTCTTGCAGGATTAAAAGTTTCATCAAGACTTTTTGGTTCTATAGATTTATCTAATAAATAACCTTCCACAATACTATATTTTATACTAGGATCACTGTTAATAACTTCATTTACTGTTTCTAATACTCTATTACTTGATACAACATCGGTATATATAACATTATTAAGAATTAATTTATCTAATGTTAATGTATTTACGTTTTGAATACTATTATTAGACATATCAATATCATATTCATTTATTAATCTTTCATTTGTTGTAAATAATTGTATCCCTTTAAATCTCATTGCTAATCTATAATTACCATTATAATAAAACACTTCATTTGTATCTTGGGTTGTTTCATTTATCGTATCTTTTTCCTGTTGAAAATAAGTATTATCTATTAATACAGATTCTACTTGCATTATTAATTTACCAGATACTAATGAATTATTATTATTTATATTATGATAACTTATAAATGCATCATAATTAATAAAAATTGTTTCATAAAACAAATATGCATTTTTATTATAAACTTGATAAAACTTTAGTTTATGTGGAAAAACACCTTCATTATTTACATCATAACTATAAAACTGATATCCTGAGACATTATTTTTATTACTAAAATTAATATGTATCAATATACCATTTAAATTTGTTTTTTCAATTATTGCTAAAGTTTTATCATAAAAAGTATATTGATCTAATATTTCTTTTTGCTCAGTTGTCAATCTATTATTATATGTATCTGTTGCAATATATTCATTATAAACAGAAGCTACTCTAAGAACATTTGAATCAAAATAATTTTCAGAATATTTTGCAAAAGCTAGTTCTACGGAAATAGGAAAATTTGCAACAGTTGGAAAATATATTTCATTTATATCAGTTTGTATTTCATATTGACCTTGAATTATTACATTAGAACTATTTGAAATACTTTTATGAATATAATTATTTTCATCAATCCTAGTTATATCTTTTAATCCTAATGTATTATATTCAGTTATTATTTCATTAGAACTTACATAATCAATTGTAAAATTATGATCTCTATTATGTATATCTATTTTAATATTACTTTCGTTATTTTGCAATTTTAATAAATATTCATTGTCCGTATTAGATCCAAATATACTATAATGCTCCATTATTTAACTCTTTATTTAGTTTATTATAACTACCTATATATATTTTATCTTTAAACACAAAAGGATATTTTGTTGCGTCTTTCGGTTTTATTTCTTTTAGTTGCTCCTCTGTTAATGTTTCGATCTTTATAACTGTATAATCTATAAAATAATCATTTAATAATTCATTTACCATATCACAAAATACACAATCTTTTTTACTTATTATTACATAATCGGTTTTAGCATTTTGAATTAGATCCATTTTTTATTTCTTTACGTAATTCTTTTATACCTTCTATCAATAATCCTATCATATTACCATATTGTATTCCCATTATATCACTATCTACTACAACTTCAGGTATTACTTCTTTCACATCTTGAGCTATTAAACCTATTTCATTCGATTTTGATAATTTATTAAAATATGATACACCATCTAATCTATCTATTTTATCTAAAGCATTCTCAATTATATTTATATTATCTTTAATTCTTCGATCAGAACTTGTTGTTGTTCCTAAAGCACATATTAATCTTTGATGCATCGTTATATCATCTTGATTTAGTGACATTATTGGTGTAGTTTGTTCGGTAAATATTACATTACTTGTATAATTTATATTCTTAATACCTTTCAATCTTCCTTCATTAAATATATAATCATATTCAGTTGTTATAGTTTTTATTTCAGGTGTTTGAACTATTTCATTTAGTGTCAGTGTTCCATCCCCATTATTATCAGAGTCATCATCAAAATCATAATTAGAATAT